AATTGGTCAACGGATAAAAAAGTTACTGAGGTACTCTGTGAATTTTGCATAAGTTTATGTTTTTAAGGTTAATGCTAATGATAAGTGTGGGATTTGCAATTGGTATTATGTACTCTGAAACATGCAGAGCTAGAACTTCGAGTTAAACTACAAGATAGTTTGTTTGAAGACTAGAACAACATGATGAATACAAGATAGGTGATAGATAATTAGCCAGACTCTACTCTTCTAGAGTTACTAGCTAGTTGTATCACAACTAATTTTATTTTATGCAGTAATTATTATTACGGCGAGAAATTAAAAATAGTGAGAGAACACTAGGGGGGGTAGCAATTCTCAAAAATTAGTTGGGGTGTTGAATTCAAGGAAGGTCATACTTTCATTTTTTCTTAAAAAACACTCTAAGAATTTTTTTCTGAAAATTTTTTTTTGAAAATTTTTTTTAGAGCCTCTACTCTTTATTTTCCATAATTTTATTTTGAACAAAATAAGAAATAGTTTTGGTATATTAAAGATTAGTCTTAAATTTGTTTCAAAAAAATATTTAATATGGCAACAAGTGAATTTTTAATGAATCAACCTGAAGAAATAAAGATTTTCTCTACTCCTAGCTACAGACACTATATGAGTGGAATAGAATTAATCAGAAGGTTTGCAAGAGGGCATAGACATCTTGTACTAAATCATGGAGCTGAGTTTGACCCTACTGGTAAAGAAAAAGAAGCTAAAGAGCTTTTTGATAAAGATAGACAATACTTCTTAAAAGACCATGAAATACATATAGTAGAATGAGAAATGTACTACAAAAATCAATACTAGAAAAAGGTAGAAGCTATTATTCTAAGCATTTAGATATTATTAATAACTTCTTTCCTATAAAACTTACTCCTAAAGAGATTGAAGTTTTAGGTGCTTTTATGAATATCCAAAATCCTCTGGCTAAAGAAGAAAGGTTTAGTACTATATTCAGAAAGCAAGTAAAAAAAGAGTTGAAATTATCTGATGGAGGTCTTAGTAATTATATAGGGTCTTTATTAGATAAAGCAGCAATTAAAGAGAATGATGAAGGAAAGTTGTATATAAACCCTATACTATTTCCTAGAGATGATTTTCAATTTTATCAATTTAAACTTAAAAAAGATGAAAAATAAATATTACACACCAAGTATAGAAGAGTTTAGAGTTGGGTTTGAATATGAACTTAAAGATTTAAATGTTTATAGAAAAGATAAATATGATGGTAGTCAAGTTTTAAAATCTAAAAGTTATTATGATGACCATGGATGTGAATATGATGCTATTGAAGATGATTTAAAATTACCTAATTATATTAGAGTAAAATATCTAGACAAACAAGATATAGAAAGTTTAGGGTTTTCATATTGTAAAACTCATCCTGGTATGGAACAAATGGAATTTGATAAAGGAGAGTATGAATTAACATATGATCCCAACTTTAAAGGAAAACAATGGTTAAGAATAAATTTAGAAGGAGAGGGAGATGTAACTTTATTCTCAGGAAGTATTAAAAACCTTTCTGAACTTAAAATATTATTAAAACAATTAAATATAAAATAATATGAAATATTATACACCAGAAATAGAAGAATTTTATGTTGGATTTGAATGTGAAATACAAGATATAGAAAATGCTCAATGGGGTGTTTGTATATGCACACCAGGATTTGGAGCTTTTGATGATGATATAGATAATTTAGAAGATGATAGAATTAGAGTAAAATACCTTGACAAAGAAGATATAGAAAGTTTAGGTTGGATTTTTGATAAAACAAGTAACAAAAGTCAATGGAGATTCCATAAAAATAATATAATGTTATATTATAGATCTGAAAGCAAAGAAATTGGTTTTTTTACAATAGACCCCTCTAAAAGTGATTTTTTTATGGAATATTCAAGAGATAATAAAATGATTAGTTTTTTAACTATTAAAAATAAATCAGAACTTAAAGTGCTTTTAAAACAATTAAATATTAATTAATATGAAAGATAAGTATTACACACCAGAAATAGAAGAATTTTATGTTGGATTTGAATGTGAAATACAAAGTAGTTGGGGAATGCAAAAAGGTATATATCCTTCTATATTAAGAGAAGATACTTTAACTGGGTTTCAATTACAGAAAATAGGTGAGACAGAAACTTTAAAAAAAGTTATTTCAGGCATTAGAGTAAAATACCTAGACAAAGAGGATATTGAAAGCTGTGGTTTTGGAAATTACAAGAAATCAGTTTGTGCTTGGTATGAACTTGAAGGACATTTTGAAGATTCTTTTGCTTCTTATGGCTATTGGACTAAAATTAGATTAATACATTGTGAGTCAGATAACAAAATTAAAATACTAGCTTTTGAACACTCTTGGGATGAAGAAGAAACAGTATTGTTTCAAGGAAAAATCAAAAACAAATCAGAGCTTAAAAAATTATTAAAAAAATTAAATATAGAGTAGTGGACACCAAAAAAAAAAAAAATCAGGAACAATGATAAATTGGAAGAGTAAAAGTCCAATAGAGTTGGCAAATAGAATGGTAGCTTGTGATATTATTAGGACTATAAGTTCTAGCAAGATTCAAGATATAGACGATGAAAAATTAAGAAAAGCTTTTCTATTACCTTATGAAGATGATGAAGGTAATAAGTATTCTGAAATAGATTGGGAGTTTGTTTTATTTTATGCTACAGAATATCAGATAGGTAGTCTATTAGAAAAATTTCAACCTAGACAAAAGAATAAAAAAGAAGAGAAAAAGAAATCTTTATTAGTTAATGCACATGGTAAAGAGATCTAAAATAAATACTTCTCTATTAAAGCTAGATGAAACTGCACAAGAATTTCTTGATTCTTTTACAGATAAAGAATTATTAGACAATGGGATAACTAAAAAACAAATCGAGAAGGTTATTTCATTTCCTTTTTCTTATTATAAGAATGAACTCAAGAAAGATAATTTATACATCTACAGGTTAGAAAACTTTGGAACTTTCTACACTACAGTTAAAAAGATGAAATCTTCTTTAGTAGATGTTAAGAAAAAAAACAAAGAAGGAAAAGTAAGTGATGATAGATGTCAAGAGATTGAAACCATGATTGAATCTTTCTTAAAAAGAAAAGTAAAAAAATAGTAGTATATTTGAAAAATTTAAAATATGAATGAATATCATAAAGAGATTAATAAGGCTAGTAGTTCAAGAACTACTTTTAAAGATTTTAACACTAAATAGGGGTAATACAAGATAGAAGTCCTAATTACCCTTATATAATAAAACACACAAACAACTAAGATATGAGTTTACTATTTAAAGTAGAAAAGAAACATGTAATACCTCATACAGAGACTCTTATGATTTCTCCTTTTAAAGAAATATGGGAAAGAGATTCAACAGAGCATAAAGAATTTGCTATTGAAGAGTTAAGTTATATAGAATTTATGGGGTCAATCATGAAGAGTAATCCTTATTCAGGTTACAGCAAAGACAGAAAAGAACCTAAAATAAGAGAAGACATTATTAGCCAAGAAAATTGGAGTCCTGATGAATTTATTTCAAAAGGGATAGAGAAATTAAAAGAAATGCAAAGAGATGGTTCCCCTACTTACAACTATTTTATGTCAGCTAAGACAGCAGCAGAAAAGATGCAAGATTTCTTTGAATATTTCAATATGACAGATGTTAATATAAAAACTGGTACTCCTTTATACAAACCTAAAGATATTACCTCAGCATTAAATGATACTTCTAAAGTACTTCAAAATTTAAATGATTTAAAAGAAAAAGTAGATAATGAAGTGTATGAAATGACTAAAAATAAAGGGCAGAAAATAGTAAGCCCTTTTGCTAATCCAGAAACATTGTAAATGAGTCAAGTTAATTCAGTTAGGAATCCAGAAGGTGTTTGGATAAATACTCAAGGATTTAGAGAGCAAGGAGAAAGATTTAAGAAAAGAGGTGTATATTCTTTAGATCCTTGGGGTTCTCCTGACTGGTATGATTACTGGCAAGAACAAAGAAGAAGATGTATTAATGGGTATTCTGAAGGTGGAGTACATATTACAGGAGACCATTATTTCTATTTAAATTTCTGTCCTATTAGGAAAGTAGGAGATAGCACTAAAAAGAAGTCTAAAAAGATTACAGGATTTCCTGACTTTTGGGATGGAGATTATAATTATTTTTGGTCTAGAGAAATAGCTAGAAATGGGATATTAGAAAATCCTTTAGTTACTGATTTAGAAAGAGAAGAGTTTCTACACTTAGAAACTAAAGAAGAAGTTCTTAAACTTAAAAAGTATCTTGATAGGCTACAGTTAACTGTCAGAATAGAGCCTGATTATCTTCAAGGAGGTTGGAATTTAATTGTAGGTAAATCTAGACGAAAAGGCTATCAACTTCCACATTCTGAAATAGTCATGACCCCTAGAGGGAAGAAAACTATGGGAGATATGAAAGTAGGAGATGAAGTATCTACTCCTACAGGAAAAGCTAAAATTATAGAAATGTACCCTCAAGGAGAAGATGATGTATATAAAATCACACTGTATGATGGCAGAACAGTTAAATGTGGAAAAGAGCATTTGTGGAAAGTGTACTCTTCTTCTTTTAGAAAAGATTATAGGCAAGAAAAAGTAGTACAAACTGACTTTCTTTTAAAGCAAGAATTAAAGACTAAAAAAGGGTACAAATGGTTTTTACCTTTAAATGAAAAGGTTGTTAACGAAAACATTAAAGAGCTTCCAATACCTGCTTACACTATGGGGTGTATATTAGGAGACGGTAATGTTTCTAAACAACTTAAAATTTCTGGTGTAGATCAAGAAGTTTTTGACAACATTATAGAAGAGCTAGGAGATAGTTATTATTTCTGCCCAGCAGGTAAAGCTAATCAACAACTAAATTATAAGTTTACTAAAGAAGAACTAGTTAAACATAAAAAAAATAACACACTTAGTAAATACGCAAATAGGTTTAATCCTTTATACTTAAAATTAAAAAAACTTAATTTAGATTGTTGCTCTGCTTTTAAATATATACCTGATATCTATAAGTACCACAGCACTATACAGCAAAGATTAGACTTAGTTAAAGGTTTAATGGACACAGATGGAACAATAGGTAAAGATGGATCTTCTTCTTTTGCTAACACTTCTTCTGTTTTAGTGAAAGATTTACAAGAAGTTCTGTATTCTTTAGGGGTAGCATCTACTTTTAGAGTTAGAAAAGATGGTTTGTTTATTATATACATAAATACTGATTTAAATCTTTTTAAATTAACTAGAAAAAGCAGTAGAGTGCTAGGAAGAAATGTCAGAAAATACATCCCTATTATTAAAGTGGAAAAGTTAAAGTACAAAGAAGAGTCTTCTTGTTTTTTACTAGATTCTAAAGAGCATTTATTTTTAACTAATAAGTATGTAGTTACCCACAATTCTTTTAAGAATGCTGCTATTGCTGCAAACAACTATTTATGTAAACCTAGTTCAAACACATATCTAGGAGCTTATGAGAAAAAGTTTTTATATCCAGATGGTCTCTTTACTATGACTTACTCTTATGTAAATTTCTTATCTGAACACACTGCATGGATATATCCTAGAGATTATATCAATCAACCAGGTAAAGGACACATAAGAGCTTCCACACAAGAATATAGAAATGGTGTGGCTATTGAAACTGGTTTTAAATCTCAGATTATATCTGTAAGTTTTAAAGATGATGCTGATGCAGCTAGGGGTAAAGATGGTTATGACTTTATTATTGATGAAGCAGGAGCATTTGGCACACCTGGTCTTTTAAAAGATACTCTTGTTGCTATACAAGATATTGTAAAAGATGGTGATATTAAAACAGGAATCATTACAGTATTTGGAACTTCTGGAGACATGGAAGGAGGTACTGCTGATTATGCAGATATGCACTCTAAGCCTGCTGCTTATGGGTTCATGCCATTTCAGAATATATGGGATGAAAATTCTGAAGAGTTTGAGTGTGGTTTTTTCCACCCTAATCAATGGAATTTACCTGGACACTATGATGAACAAGGTAACTCTAATCAAAAGTCTGCAATACAAGCTGAAAAAGCCCAAAGAAAATTCTTACTCTCTAAAGGAGCAACTTCTACCGATATTCAAAAGAGGATGCAAGAAAGACCTTTAAGTCCACAAGAAGCTTTTGGATTTGTAAACATTAATAACTTTCCTGTACTAGAAATTAAAAGACAATTAGAGATTGTAAAAGGTAAGAAGTTACAGGAAGTTATGGGAACTCCTGTGAATATGTTTTATGATTCGGAAACAAATAGAGTTAAAGCAGAACCTATTTTAGATGGTACTGCTAACCCTATTTACAGAATGAAACCTGAAAGTATCTCTCTAGCAGGATGTCCTGTTATATATGAGTACCCAATGTTTGACCCTCCTAAAAGTGCATATAAAATTGGTTATGATCCATACAGACAAGATAAGGGAACTTCTTTAGCTTCTATAATTGTGTACAAACCTATAATAAAAGGGGAGCACACAAAAATGCAAATCGTGGCTGAATATATAGGAAGACCAGGAGAAGCTGATGATGTTACATACATAGCTAAACTATTTGCTATGTTATATAACACTCAGATAATGTATGAAAATGAAGTAACTCATGTAAAAGATTATTTTAGAAAGAGGAAAGAATTACATTATTTAGCTGCACAACCTGATGCTGTTATCTCTAAAAACATAAAAAACTCAAGGGTAGCTAGAGTCTATGGTTGCCACATGAATGATAAGATGAAAGATGCAGGAGAAAAATATATTAAAACTTGGTTACTTTCTACAATAGATTTTGATGAAAATGAAGATCCTGTTAGAGTTATAGATAAGATTTATTCTGTAGGTCTATTAGAAGAGCTTATAAATTACAATAGAAAAGGTAACTTTGATAGAGTGATGGCATTGATGCAAGTTATGTTTCAAGATGAAGAAGATATGGTTGACAAAGAATACAATATTAAGTCTTCTTCTAAAACTAAAATTAATCAACTTTTAGCAATGCAACATAAAATGTATAATAAAAATAGAAATAGAGGACTAGTTAAAAATTTTAATTAACTACTTTTGTAAATATACTACAACAAAATGGCTGATAGACTTCAACATAGAGACAATGAAAGACTAACTAGAAAACAGAAAGAAAAAGATGATTTCCGTTGGTATAAAGAAAAAGCAGATTTATACGAAATAGAGCATCATTCTTTAAGGTCTGGAGAAGCTAATGATACTAATGAACAAAGGAGAATGAAAGTCAATTATGACTTATTTAATAATGTCCTAAACTTAGCAGATTTTGAATATGTTTGTCAACCTTTTGGAGCAGAGCAAGGAGAGCTTCCTGCTGAAATGGTAAATAGAGATATTAGTTCTTACAGAATTAAAGCTCTTATGGGTATGGAAATGAAAAGACCTTATGGCTATAAACTATTAGCTGTAAACCCAGAAGCTACTACAAGGAGAGAACAAGAGCATTTTAGAAGAAGTAAAGAGTATGTTTTAGATATGGTTATGGCTCCAATCAGAGCAGAAGCAGAAGCTAAACACATGGTAGAAGCTCAAGGAAGGGAAGTAAATCCCACTGAAATTCAAGAGATTCAACAAAAGATTGAAGAAGAAGTAAAACAAAATACTCCAGACAAGGTTAAAAAATATATGCGAAGAAAGCATCAAGACCCTGCTGAAGTACAAGGACATCAAATTTTAGAGTACTTAAAGAAACAACTTAAATTAGATAAAAAATTTAATGATGGATGGAAGCATGCACTATTATCTGCTTATGAAATTTATTGGGTAGGAATTGTAAATAATAAACCTATAGTTAAAACAGTAAATCCTATGAGGTTTAGCTGTGACACTTCCCCAGATTTAGAATTTATAGAAGAAGGAGACTGGGCAGTAGCAGAATACAGAATGACACCTTCTCAAATTGTACAATCCTTTAAACTTACAAACACTGAAATTGATGAAATTTACCAAGATTATAGACACAGAGTTCAAGAATTAAATACTGGAGAATTTTTTGCAGACTCTCAAGATTCCTACTACGAAGATCAATCTACTATTCCTGCTAAACACATACAGTTTAAAGGATTAAGAAAAGTAGGCTGGTTAGATTACATAGACCAAGAAACAGGAGAAACTTTTACTAAATTTCTAGTAGATGAACAATATAAATTAGACAAGGATAACGGAGATATTTACATTGAATGGGAATGGATTCCAGAAACTTATGAAATCTGGAAATTAGGTAAAAACATCTATAAAGATATAGGTCCTGTAAAAGGGCAAACTAAAGATGAAAATAACTTGAGAAAATCAAATCTTTCTTATTACGGAGCTATATATGATAACACTAACTCTGTTCCTACTTCTATAATGGATAGAATGAAGGTATATCAATACTATTACAACATTGTATGGTACAGATTAGAATTGTTGTTAGCTTCTGATGATGGTAAAAAGATTTTAATGAATATAAATGCTATTCCATCAGAGTCTGGTATTGATATAGAAAAATGGCAGTACTACTTTAAGTCTACTCCTTTTATGTGGTATAATCCAGATGAAGAAGGAATGACAGGACAAGATGTTAACACTATTGCTAAGTCTTTAGATATGTCTGTAGCTTCTGATATCGGAAAGTATGTAGAATTATTAGAGTACATAGAACAAAAATGTGGTAAATCTGTAGGGGTTACAGATCCTGTTTTAGGGCAAACTTCTACTTCTGAAAAGGTTGCAAACAATCAACAAAACTTAGTACAAACAGGGCACATGCTTGAGCCTTATTTTAATATGCACTCTCATGTTAAGTTAAATGTTATGCAAGCTTTAATAGATAAAGCCAGAATAGCTTATAGTAGAGATGATGCTCCTGATACAATTAATTTTGTGTTAGATGATATGTCTGTAGAGATGTTAAAAATTGATAGAGATATGCTAGATAACGAAACTCTAGGATTATTTATTGAAGACAGTTCTATTGCAGAAGATGCTAAACAGAATATAAGACAACTTGCTCATGCTGCTATGCAGAATCAGAAAGTGGAATTATCTGATGTATTGAAAGTTCTTAAACATGAAAGCATAACTGAAGCTCAAGAAGAATTAGAAATAGCAGAAGAAAGAAGGTTGGAAAGAGAAAATGATAAAGCAGAGTCAGACAGAAAAAATGAGAAAGATCTTGAGAAGATGAGAGATGAAAGAGCTGATAAAGACCATGAACAAGAGAAAGAAATTGTTATTCTTAAAGAAGCTGAGAAAAGAAAAACTGATGTTCAGAAGCAAGCTATTCTTGCTATGGGATTCAATGAAAATAAAGATACAGATAATGATGGTCAGCTAGATGTTTTAGAAGTAGCCAAGAATGGAGTAGAGGCTAATATTCAAATGAAAGAACAGAATAGAAAAGATTTAGAATTATCACATAAGATTCAGAATGATAAAGAGATTAATGACTTAAAAAGAAAGGAAATTAACAGTAGATCACAGAAAATTAAACAATAAAGCTATTACAGATTTCTTTCTAAATTAAAGAGGAGCTCTTACAATTAATTAATAATTAAACTTAAATTTGTACTAACATGAATAAAGAAACAGAAACAATTGACAATTTTGATGGGTTTGAAACAAACTCAGAGGATTTCTTTGGAGAAGCTGACATAGCAGATCCTTTAGAAAAAGAGCAAGAAATTGCAAAAGAAGAGGAAGAAAAAAAGAAAAAAGAAGAAGATGATTCCAAAGACAAAAAAAGCCCCAAAACTCCTGAAAAAAAAGAAACCAAAGATAACAAAAAGGAAGATGAAGAAGAAGTAGATTTCTTTCCAGAAGAAGAAGAGGAGGGAGAAG